ATTTGGCTTTTGCAAAAAAGCAGCAACGCCTGGGGGCAAAGTTACGTGGTCAATCGGTGCCCAGATAACAATGTTTTCACTATCTAATTCGGGATAGCCGTTATAAACCCAACTGTCATACAAAATAAAAATTGCGTGTGGCAACTCCATGTGCTTGTGTCTAAAATGCTTATGATTATGGGGCAATGAATCTGCTGAGTATCCAGTAAAACTTCGCGGGTAGTGCGGTATTTTTCCTGTTGCAAGTTTTAGTGTTTCTATGCCACCTTCGTGACCATAGTTTGACATTGCAGCTACAGTCAAACCAGACTTGAGCATTCTGTTTATAAGATACTCGGTCTGTTGTCCGTAGCCAGTTGGAACGCCAGGGCTGTTGCTGCTGAAAGATATAAGTCCATTTAGTTTTTGGTTGATAGTCATGCCAACAGATTAGCATAAAAAGAAACCCAGCTGGCATCAACCAAACCAGCTGGGTCTCGCTTTTTACATCAGGACTAGGAAGCAGCCCCAATGAAGTAGTTGACGTGACCGCTGTGGGTCAGCTTTCCGTCTAGACGAATTAGGAATCTCCAAGTCGTCAGGTCAGTGTTGAATGCATAGTCTTGTGAAGAAGCAACCTGCAGACCACCAGCAACACGAACCTTGTAGCTTGGGAAGTGACCAAACAGAACAGACTTTACAGCTGTTCCTGCATTCGCCATTGCTGGGTTTTCGATTACTGGGAAGCCAGCGAAGGTGTCAGGCTGTCCAACTCCAACTTGGTAGAGGTAGTTGCCAGCGGTGTCCTTCAGCTTACGCATTGCACCAATTGAACGACCATTCGCCATGTAGCCAACACCAGGCAGTCTGCGAACAGCGCCGTCAATGTTGTTGTAAGCAAGGTCAATCAGGTTGTCAGCAGTAAAAGCACCAGTAACACCAGTGCCACCAACGACACCAGAACCAGCGCCAACGACGATACCAGTTGGCTGGACAGTTCCAGTTCCAAGAGTAAGCGCATCATTGACTGCGTAACCGATAGCGTTACCAGCCTGCTGAGCAAGGTGTGAAGCTAGGTCGAAACCTGCATCTGTTACTAGCTCATTTGCAGCCTGAACAAGGAATCCATACTTGTAAGCACCAAGAGTAATGGAGCTGTAGGTTGGGTCACTTGCATCTAGCGCAGAACCAGCTGCCTTGATTGAAGCAGTTGAGTAAGCGGTAAGGGTTGGGATAGTTAGGTCTTCACCTGAAGTGGTAGGAATAACCTGGGAAACATCTAGCATTGGACCTACTAGACGTGCAACATCAAACACCTCATCGTAGAACGACTTTGGAACTGTGTTGCTGGATGGTACTAGAGTGCGCTTCTCAAAGTTGTGTGAACCTCTGGTCTGTGCAATCTCACGAAGAACGTCTGATGCTGAGCGCTCTGAAACAACTGGGGTGAATCCCTTAGCTGCTACAGAAAGCTCTGCCTTGCGCTCCTCGTTGCGCTTTGCAACTGCGATTGTCTCGTCTGCACGAGCAATGTCAGCCTCAATGCGCTCAATTTTTTCTAGCTCTACGGAGTCAAGTCCACGCTTTGCAGCCTCAGCTGTGTCAATAACCTCACGAATCTGTTCGGTTAGGTTAGCGCGTAACTCTTCCTGAGCCTTGATGAACTCGGACATTTGTTACCTTTCGATAGTTTGATTCGGCGGTGATGACACTCAGCCAATACAGACGGCGATGACGCTCAGTCTGCTTTCAGTTTACAACAACCAGCAACATGAAAGCCCCCAACATCATTGCTGGGGGCTTCTGTCTCCTGCTTGGTTGGAGTTTTATTTCATTGCGATAACAGCATGCCTGTATTTTTCAGCCCAATTAGCGGCTGACAACAGGTAACCTGACCATGCTTTTAGGTTTCCACTTATTTTTTCATGTTCAGCGTTTCGCAATAATTCTTCTATTTTGTCACTGATTCCACGCAAAACAATCTCATTCATTTCAGGGTCTGTGAGTACATTTTCCATTTTTATAGTGTCCTTCCCATTGAGTTTGACAATTCAAAAAACTTGCGGTTTGCCTCTGCGCGTTGTTCGTTTCTAGCATCCATCAGTGCGATTGCTAAACCTGTGGCAATTCCTGCCAGAATTTCCTTTTCATCATCCGATGTCAAATCTGAATATTCCTTTGGATTAGCAATTTTTTCGTATTCCCTTACAAGCATTTGTTCCCATTTTTGAACCCTGATTTGGTTTGGTGTCATTTTGTTCATTTGTCCTTGTCCTTTTCCTTAGTTGCCCAACATTTTTTCAGCCTGGTAACCGCTGATGAATCCCCAGTATTTCAATTCGTAAACCAAATTGAATTTGTTTTTTGTGTTCTCTGCAAAAATTCTGTTTAGCATTTCAATTGCACGCTCTGGGTTTTGACCTTTTGCAATTGCCCTTGTAATCATTTTGTTTTTGTCCATTTTCCTTGTCCTTTGTTTGTAGTAATAAATTACCAAATGCCTGGGGGCTATGGGGCAGATTTTGCAGTTGTAACCAAAATGTTATAAAAGCTGTAATTCCTGTTTTACCCATGCCCAATAATCATCTACATCAAAATCAACTAGTTCTTCACGCCTTAGCTGACGTTCTCGCAGGTTTCTAGCCGCTTTCCATTTGTGGTAATGCAAAGCCTCATAATGACTGCGACACAGCTTCTTAGCGTGTTGCGGTTTCTTGCATTGTAGATGCACACATTGCAATTGTTTGCGGTTTGCCATGTTTTTCCTTTTTTTAGAATCATAACCAAAAAACTGTTTGTGTGTTATGGTTTGAACACAACTGAATAGACTTCCCCCCTACTGATTCCCCACCTTGTCCATGTGTCCACCCAGTAGGGGGGATTCCCATTTTTCAGACAAAAAAGAAAAACCCTGCTAGGAGAAGGAAGAACCTAGCAGGGCGAACTCGTTATCTACCGCTTTTCAGTGGCCTCAACTATTCGAGTTTCTTTTGCTGGCAGAGAATCTGACAAGCTAGTTTTCATTTCAGCCTTGTTCTCATCACCAACAACTGCGCTGACAATTGTGTCTAGGTTGTCAACGATAATTCCACTCGTCGGGTTGCCCAGTGCATTCAGAATGTCTTTTTTGATTTGTTCTTTAGTTTTCATTACGCCTTCTTTATCAGGGTTTCTAGTTTTTTCTTTTTCAATGCAAGCCAAGCCTGCCCATCAAATTCATCTTGTGGTGTGCTTGCCTCTGGTGCTAGTGTGTCTAGCACTTTGGTAATCAGTGACTTTTCCTCTAGTGACATTGACATACCAGATTCAATTTTCAGCAAGGCGTCTGCCAACTGGTCAGCATCTACATCAGCTCGTTTTGCAATTTTGTCTAGTCCACGAACTGTTGCTGTGCCACTAGTTGCTGTGTAAGCAGGGAACGCAACAATGCTGACTTCGTGCAGTCTGACTTGATGCAAAGTTCTCTCAGTGCCGTTATCGTTCCAGCTGTCGCCATTCTTTGGAACACTGAAGCCAAAACTCATAGCATTTACGTCACCACGTCTGATTAGTTCTGCTGTGTCCCTGCCTAATGTTGTGTTTGGAAGTTGTGCAGTCACTTTTAGACCACGCTCATCCTCATACAGCTTTAGCGTTCCTGCTCTGGTTGAACCCAATACAGCCCCAGTGTCATGATTCCAAAGAATCTTGATGTCGTTTCGCATTTTTAGGCTGCTACGGAATGCACCTGGTGCAATCTTCTCAGTAAATGGAAGGGGTTCACTGGCACTGTTGAAAATAGCTGCATAGCCCTCAAACAACATGCCACCAGTTTCATCCTGGCGAATCTCAAAATCAGTACTGTGTGTTCTGGTTTCAATTTTGGACAAGGCTTCACCTTTCGCTCTGCCTTCATTTTCTGCTTCAATTCTAGTTACAACACCCTCGGCATATTCAAGCGCTCGTTGTGCAGCTCTTTTGCTAGGTCCACTACCCCAAAGCAAATGTGCTACTACTCCTGCACTTGGGTAACCATCTGAGCCTGGCTCTGCGTTTGGTGCATCCAAATCTGAGATGTGTCTAGCAATCCATGCACGAATGCGAACCCATTTATCAGCAGTAACACTTCCGTTCGCCATTGCTCTGGCTTCACGAATTGTCTTTGGGATTAGTCCATCACCGCCCAAGCCTTCTTCGTAGTATTTCAAGCCTTGTCGTGCAGCTGCTCTCATGTAAGCAGGTGGTGTCAAATTGACTTGACGAGTTTCGTCATCATCCTCTGGCTCAGGCAATTTGTCAATTTTTGTAAGTGTAGAGAACTTGTGTGCCACAAAAACATCTGTGTCTTCCCAGCCACCATCCACAGGTCTGTAAATTTGAATCAGCGCAGCTGGGTCATCTGGTGTTCCAGTTACAGAAAAATCTGAATTGGGAACATTTATCACACCATCAGTTTCAATCTCTAAAATTTCACCCCTGGCTCTGCCACCAGATGAGTTCCAAGAAACATAATCACCAACCTGAAGTGAGCCTGGTCTGGCTCGTTCTCCACCTGGCTCAATCTCTTCAGCAATGCTGACTGCAACCATTTGAGCTATTGCTTCTTCTTTTGTGTTGTGGCAACCAATCACAGCGCCGTCTTCTTTTTCCACTGCCCAGCCACTGCAGTCTGAATTTTGGTCTGAAATGTAATAAGGCATTAGAACGCCTGCCTCAGCCAACTGATGCTGTGTCCAGCCTTACTGCTGACTGCATACAGTTGCTCTAGTGGTTGCAATTCAAACTGAATTGTTTGCTCTTTTTGTAGTGCCAAACCATTTGTAGTAGTTACGCCAGTGCCACCAATGTAGACAGTATCTGTGTTGTCCATGTTGTGAATGGTGATGATTGCTGAATTGGCGTGGTTGCCATCTATTGCAGATGCAACTGTGCCAATTGAAGACTGTCCGTTGGTAATCATTCTGTAGCCTCATACAAACTAGTTGGGTCAGTTGGGTCTAGCTGTGCCAGCGGTTGCAACTGGGTGCTAGGAACTCCTGTGTGTGGAATTGGTGGCAGTCCAAAAGCAGCTAATGTTTCTGCTGGGTCATAACCAACCATGACCAGTTCACGAGCCATGCGAACACGAACTTGCTGTGCAGACAAATCAGCTGCTTGAACATTTATGTTTGCCAGTGGCACACGAACAGTGTCAGCCGATGGGTCGTCAATTCGTGCCAAGTTTTCAAAGCGGCGAATGTCATTGACAGTGTAAAAACCAGCCTGCAAACCAACACTGTAGGCAGAATTACGAACTGCAAAATCAGCACGAAGCAAAGCATCCAAACTGAACTTGATGTAGGCTCGCTCGCCACCAGGGTAGCGGTTCATTAGTCTGCTCAAAGAGCCTTCAATTTTTTCCACAATTGGACGAATGCAGTATTTGACAAACATGAGTGAGTTCTGCTCAACAGACGAATAAGTGTTTGTGCCTGGCAGATTCAAAAAGTTTGATGGGATTGAAAAAGCGCGAGCAACATCTTCAACTGCCATACGCCTTGCTTCTAGTGCCTGAGCCTGCTCAGGGTTCACAGATGTTTGCTTGTATTTTGCACCGCCAGACAGCACACCAGTTTTGTGAGCCCTGCGACCTGCGTTTCTGTGTCTGGCATCAAATCCATCTGCCAATTGTTTTGCTTGGTCTGCTGTGATGTTGCCTTCGACTTCAATTACGCCAGCTGGGTTTGCACCCTGCCCAAAGAATCTGGCAGCGTATTCTTCAATCGCCATTGCCAAACCAAAGTTTTCTTTCAGTGCAGAAACACGACTAACACCACGAACTTCACCTGGTTGCAAAATGTCAATGATGTGGACAACTTCTTCTGGGGTCAGTTTTTTGGATTCACCAACCACTGTGTAGCGAACATTGCCCAAAGCAGTTCGTTCTACAGTGACTGACATTGGATTCAAGACGGATAGATTGACTATTTCACCTTGTCTGTTGGTGAAGACTCGGATGAATGCGTTTCCATCTAGCAATAATGAAGTTGTCAAGGCTGAATAGAAAGGAGCCTTGTCTCCAAAATCTATGTCTGGTCGTTGCACCCAAGCTGGTGCTGGTCTAAAAGCACCCTGGTCACCATCCCTGCGAATGTAGACGTCCACAGGCAATGTTGAAACTGTATTGCTAATCAGGCTGATGGCAGAAAAAACTGCGTTGATTTGTAGCGCAGTTGTTTCATTTATCAGTGTGGCAGAACGAGTGCCCAGTTCAAAATCAGAACCAGCTCCCCAAAGTGTTTGGAAGCTGATTGCTCGTTTCTCTACTAAATTATTGAGCATTTCGTCTCTCTACCGCCAATCCAAAAAGCAACAAGAAAACTCCTGCTGTAACTAGTCCTGCTGGCGGAAACAACACGAACACACCAGTTGAAACTGCTGTCGCCCCTGCTGTTTGTAATGCGATTGCTAGAAAGTCTTTTTTCATATCTCTACCTTACAAGAAAAATGCTGGGACTAGCTCTTCCATTCTACCTGTTAGCGCCCTGTCCACTGCAATAACAGCTGCAACAGCTGCGTCAATCTTGCGTGGGCTGGCTCTGTTTTCCTTGACAATGCGAGGCCCCAAATTGTCAGTTTTTATTACTGCGTTGCGAAGATGTCTAGCCAAAACAGGGTTGCCATCATGAACTAGGTTGTTTTCATTTAGTGCATCTTTGAATTTGGCACAGGCAGGCACCATGCGTTTTGGACTTGTGGAAGGCCATTT